TAGTGCTATGGAAAAAACATTGGTCGATAAAAAGATCGATAACCTTCTAGGAGTGTTGAATTGGGAACTAGAAGAGAACACAGACACCAATTCGACATTTGATGATTTGTTTAGTTTTGGATGACAAGTATTTGACTTTTGCAATAAAATCCACTATTATACACAATGATTCTACCTAAATATCTAACACAAAGAGGAAACACATGAAAGACAATTTACAAGATTTGATTCAACATACATTTGGCTTGGGGGTCATCGAACTCGTCAAGGTCGCAGGTACTGACAAGCAGACAGTAATCTCTGCTATCGCAGAAGACAAGAGCGTTATCGTTGAGGGTACTTTTGATACTCCTCAAGCAGAATTCATTGGTACGTTCGGTATGCCTAATTTAGGCAAACTCAAGACTATTCTTGGTTTTGATGATTATGATGAACATGCAGTCATCAATGTTACACGTAACAAGGACGATGTCCCTACTGCTATTCACTTTGAGACTAAGGCTGGTGATTTCGTCAATGACTATCGATTGATGGGCAAGGCTATCATCGAAGAAAAAGTCAAAGATGTCAAGTTCAAGGGCGCTAAGTGGGACGTTGAGTTCGAACCTACTGTTGCAGGTATCATGCGATTGAAGAAGCAGGCTCAAGCAAACAGCGAAGAGATTCATTTCACTACTAAGACTGACAAGGGCGATCTTAAGATTTACTTTGGTGACCCGTCAACACACAGCGGTAACTTTGTATTTCACCCTGATGTAGAAGGTACATTGAGTCGTTCGTGGGCATGGCCTGTAAAGGTATTCATGAGCATCATGGACTTGCCCGGCGATAAGACAGTCAAGATCAGCGATCAGGGCGCAACTGAAATCACTGTGAAGGGACTGTGTGCGACATATCGCTATCTGCTCCCCGCACAGGCAAAATGATAAAGATCCATTCATATCAGAATCCCATAGTCTGGCAAGTAGATAGACAATATCTACTGCCAGCACAGAGTGGACAAGTGCGTTGGAACGGAAACACGAAGCAGTTCGAGGTATGTGATAATGCTAGCGGATCTTGGTACAAGATCGACAACTCGGTAGAATTATCATCTGACCCTCAATTGCAGTCTATCATGGACTGGGCTAAGAAAAAGATGGTTGAAGATGAGCGTATCGAAAAACTCGCTAAAGAATATCCAGCAGTAAAAGATGCTAAAGAGAAATTAGATATCATTATCAAATTAGTACAAGATGAGAATAATAGCACCTAAATCTAGGATAGCACGTTGGGACTTAGGTAAATGTACGCCGGCGAATGATACTGACTACATCTATGTTCCATTGCCTAAATGTGCCAGTAGATATACCATACAGATTTTAAATTATATGTGCGGCTGGACCGAGACAGATAACTTTAAGTCTAATGAAAATCTAAAAGAAAAGAAAAAATTAGTAGTATTACGAGATCCTTTATCTAGATGGTTTTCGGGAATCGTGCATCATTTTCATCTACAACAACTTGAGATGCAAGAAAATAATATGCACTATATTTTACATCAACTTGCATTAGATCCTCATAGTGAACTACAGGTAAATTACCTTGAAGGATTAGACACCGATGAGTGCGTGTTTATGTTCCTCGATGATAACTATAAAGATACACTAAAATATTTTATCATCAATGATCTAAATAAAAACTATAGTTTTTGGGACAAGAAAGGCACAGAAAATCCATACTTCGGAGCCTTTCGAGAAGAGAATCAACTATTATGGTTCAATCGTACTCAAGATAGGCCGGGTAAACAAAATAATCTTAAAAAACTCAAAAAGTTTTTTCAAGATTACCCAAAATATAATGCCATAGTAGAAGATTACTTAAAGCCGGACTATGACTTTATTAAAACACTAACGTTTTATAAAGGTCCTCAACATGAGTAAGATAAAGGGTACATTATCCAAGATAGGATTTGAAAATCGCGGTCATTGTGTAGTTTCGGACGATGAGCGATTTGTTTATATTCCTATAGCCAAAAATGCAAGTTCATTCACTGAATATATTTTAATGCATAACTTTAATTGGCACTATGATAATTTTCTAACCAATAAAGAATTAAAGAAAAAAGAAATGTTGGTACTTATCCGCGATCCTCTAGAAAGATGGATGTCTGGAGTGGTCGAACATTTTTACAGGAAGAATAACCCTAGCGACACCCCGGTTCGATTGAACAATGATGCGTTATTATGTTACGTATTCAATCAGTGTGCATTAGACGAACACTCAGAACTACAAGTGAACTTTTTAAATGGATTAAATTCTGATAATTGTACCTTTATACGAGTGAATGATAACTACACCGACTCATTCAAAAGTTTTGTTCAACATCGATTGGGTAAAAAACTAACTTTATGGAACACTGACTTAGAATCGCGATATAACAGAAATACCGACAGTCCGGTAAAATTAGTGCTGTTAACTTACCTCAAAAAGTATTATAATAGAGATAAGCAAGCAAAGAAAAATGTATCTAATTATTTACAGCCTGATTATGATTTCATGACAGGTATAGACTTTTACGATAAAATAAAATCAGGGATATAATATATGGAACAAATAAATCTATCGAATTCACACAATAATGATTGGGCTTTATTTTTGCCCGCTATGTCTAGTTTCTTCATCACTGGTTTGGGAAAACAGCGTGAAGGTCAACAATATTTTGATCTGTCTAGAATTCCCCAAGGGTTTAACGGCGATGTTGAATGTTTGAATTTCTTGAATAGCAAGCAAGGACTATACACATATAAGTGGGCGTTATATTCAGCAGGTCACGCTAATCTCGACACTACTGTTGATGACCCTGCTGAAAGCATCATTCGTAAGCGTGAACAAGGTACGTTTATGTTAGGTGATAGTGGTGGTTTTCAGATCATGAAGGGTCAATGGCCTGCTGACTGGAAAGACCCTAACTGTCCTAAGGCTATGAAGCAACGCAAGTTAGTATTGAACTGGATGGATACATACATGGATTATGGCATGTGTCTTGACGTTCCGTCACAGACTATTCGCAATCAACATCTATTTGACAAACACGGCATTCGCACAATCGAAGATGCGGTGAAGGCTACACATATTAATAACGAATACTTCATCAATAACCGTAATGGTAATTGCAAATTCTTAAACGTATTGCAGGGTCTCAATCATACACAGAGTGATAAATGGTATGAAGAGATGAAGAAGTATTGTGACCCTAACATCTATCCAGACAATCATTTCAATGGTTGGGCATTCGGTGGTCAGAATAAGATTGATATTCATTTGATGCTACGCCGTCTTGTGATCATGATTCATGATGGATTACTTGAGCCAGGCAAGCACGATCTTGTACACTGCTTGGGTACTAGCATCTTAGAATATGCAGTATTGTTCAGTGATATTCAACGAGCGATTCGAAAGCATCACAATCCAAACTTCCAGATCACATTCGATTGCGCAAGCCCGTTCTATAGTGCGGCTAAGGGATTAGCATACTTTCAGAACAACATCGAACATGATACTAAGTGGTCATACAGCATGGAAAAAACGGCTGAAAACAAAGATTATGCAAACGATAATCGGAAATTCAGTATTGCTGTATTGGCTGACGGTATCCATAAAACATTCACTGACAGCCCTATCACTGATAGAATGCTAGTTCGTGACTTGTGCTATAGAGGTGTTGGATTCTTGGGTGCGCATGGTAAAGAGACTAAGACAAGTTGGGATACATTGAGTTATACATTGTTGCAAGCCCATAATGTCTATCAGCATATCACTGCGGTACAAGACGGTAACAAATCATATGATCAGGGTATCGTTCCTGCAATGGTCATGAACGAGATTTTTGAGAAGATCAGATTCAGTGATATCGTTGAAGGGATATTCTCATTGAAGGATAGGGAGCGAAGTCTCAACTTAATTGATAAGTATGATAGATTCTGGATGCAAATGAAATCAGGCAGTCAAGGATTCAGTGGCAAAAAGACAGTCAATGCTTTGACTAAGTTTGATGAACTGTTTTCAGTAGAAGAAAGTACTGAAGATTATATAGAGGAAATTGAAGACACAGATGATCTGATGTCTAAAAATACGGAGAATTAAATATGTCGTCATACGCATATCAAATTAGATTGTTAGAGAATCAATTAAAACAATTAGAGAGCGGTACCGATAATAAGGACCTGCAAAAGATGGCAGATATAGTCAATCAGTTGCGTAGATTGCGCCGTCAAGAGTGGGAAGAAAAACATGAAACTATAGATTTAGGAGATGATAGATGAGCGAGGATCCAGTGATTTATCAGGCCAATTTGGCCAAGGCAGAAACTAGACGTAGAATTAAAGATCAGGCTTCTAGAATGATCTGGGTTACCTTCCGTAAAGAAGGTATTCATAAGTATCCTGCCGCATTAGAAGATCCTAAACTTAAGACTGGAGATGAATATGATGTATCGTTTTTGGGTTACCCGCATAGGCATATTTTTCATTTTACTGTTGCCATTGAAGTTTTCCATAACGACAGAGATGTGGAATTCATTCAATTCAAAAGGTGGCTTGAAGGGTTGTATTCTAGCGCACAAGGTGTATTGTCATTAGACTACAAGAGTTGTGAGATGATCAGTGATGACCTTTACGAACAAATCGCCACTAGATATCCAGATCGCAAGATTGAGATCACAGTAAGCGAAGACGGCGAGAATGGCGCTACGATCACGTACAATACAACAAAACCTAATATGAGAGTGGTTATTTAATATGTGGGATCCAAAGACAGGTCTGCACCCAGAACCTGAATTGATAGAAAAATCAACATATCGCGAATACGATATGAACTCATTATTCATGAGTGAAAATTCTTTTTTAAATAACGCAAAAAAGATATTGGTCACTGACGACAATATGAAGCCCATGCACATTCAAATTCCTGCAGAAAATACAGAGTTTCATGTGATAAGGGGCAGTGATACATTGTTTGTCAATGTGGGAGAGAGTTGGACATATGGCGAGGCGCTAGATGGTATAGGCACCGGCATCGGCAAATTTAACTTCCGTAATCAATTGCAAGGATGCTTTGGTCCTAGAATTGCAGAAGTCATGGGTTGGGACTTGTATCAGTTTGCTATTCCCGGCAATTGCAATCTATACATGCATCTAGACCTCGAAAGAATATTGAAGCACGTTGCAACATTAGGATACAAGAAAGTCTATGTAGCAATGCAGATGACAGAGCCTGGTCGAGAATTAGTCCTACCATGGACTAAGTTATTCCGTTCGCACACTGCTATCAGCAAATGGTACGACATTCCCAAAGAGCGCGAGATACACATCTTGGATTGGTTAGCATCATATGATGAACTGTTCTTTGAGAGTTTCCATAATATGCTTGCTAATTTCAAAGCATGTCCTATAGAAGGTATCATGTGGAGAAATTTCACCAAGATTGCTACACCTAAACGAGATTATAATTTTAAGATAATCGATCCTACCTGGATCGTTTATACGGGCAAATTAGTCAACGTTGATGTAGAACCCCCGTATATCTTGAACGCTATCGAAACTGACGCCTATTCGAAATCTGTTGGTCCTAAACTATTGTTACCAATGAATTGGATGGAAGATCAGATAAACAAGGTAAATTTCATGTTCGATTATATTGCTGGTAAGGTTGCTAAGGGATTAGTCTATCATAGCAATCATCCTACCAAAACTGGCCATCACGTCTGGGCGCTTCATTTGATTCGTCAGGCTGGGTGGAAAGATATTTGATTTTTGAATATCTTTCTGTTATCATTAACTTGTGTTTAAATTAACTAGGAGTGCAATAAACATGGCAAAGAACGACAAGAACCGAGTAAGGCAGATTTTTGATGATTTGGAAAATTATCTAAATTTCTGTAAGGACTTCGGCTACAAGTATGACGAGGCGACTCTCTATGACAATAGGAGTTTTGCTTATCGTCAGTTTAGTAAATTCGTTGCCGGGAAAGACGCAAAAGACATGTGGGCGTTTGATGCAGGAAAGAACGCCTAAGGTTGTCTTAGTGACAGGGGGTTTCGACCCCCTTCACGCTGGGCATATTGAGTTGTTCAGAAACGCCGGCGCATTAGGAGACATCTTAATCGTCGGTGTCAATTCTGACAGTTGGTTAGAACGCAAGAAAGGACGTCCTTTCATGCAGTTTGAAGACCGTAGCATCATCATCAGCGAATTAAAAGGCGTGCATGATGTCATATCATTTGATGACAGCGACAATAGCGCAAAAGATGCTTTAAGATTAGTTCGTAAACAATACCCACACAGTAGAATTATATTTGCTAATGGCGGTGACCGCACAAAAGAAAATATTCCTGAGATGGATATCAATGATGATAATATTGAGTTTATATTCGGGGTAGGTGGTACTACAAAAATCAATAGCAGTAGTTGGATATTAGCAGAATGGAAGAACCCGAAAGTTCACAGACCATGGGGCTATTATCGTGTGTTAGATGATAAACCGGGTTATAAAGTAAAAGAATTAGTGATCGAACCAAGCAAACAATTGAGTATGCAACGTCATTTCAACCGAAGTGAACATTGGTATATACTTAAGGGTAAATGCGATATTGTAACTGAATATAATCAGAGTATAATAAAAGTTACTAAACATCCCAATGAAGAATATGTGATTGGTCAAAAAGTGTGGCATCAAGGCCAGAATAATTATGATGAACCTTGTCACATACTTGAAGTACAATATGGTGTTGAATGTATAGAAGCAGATATAGAGAGGCGTGATGCGTAAATTATACTACATGGGTCTAGAACCCTACAAGGCAAGATATACATTACAGTTGCAAGACTGGAATGAACGTGTATTCAAGCGTAGAGATATCAACTATCAATTAGTCAATGGTCAGACATTGAGCAACGATCAGAGCATCGTTACTGGTCAAGTGCTTGATGCACATGGTCGAACATATTACAGCCTCACACAGATGGCTGAACTTGTCAGATTGATGAAAATCGGTGAAGTCACAAGCGAAGATGTCATCTATTTTGAAGACATGTATACTAGTGGTATTGACAGCATCCCTTATATTCTCAAGCAAGTACCTAAAGAGTATCGCCCTAAGGTCTACGTTCGTTGTCTAGCACAGACTATCGACCCTGATGACTTCTTGCACGTATGGGATATGCAAGGCTTCATGCGCAAGTATGAAGAAATGGTCAACGAGTTCGTTGATGGCGTATTGGCTAGCAATGAAGAGATGGTCATGCATATGAAGGTCGCAGGCTGGAAGGCTCCGATCTATAATATCAGTGGTCTTGCATTTGGTAAAGAAGAAGTTCGTGGTCGTGTCAAAGAGATCAAGCCTTTCGACAAGCGTAAGTTGCGTGTTGTGTTTGCCGCACGTTGGGATCAAGAGAAACAGCCTGACTTCTACATGGACATCATTGAAGAATATACTAAGATTCACAAAGATGTAGAGTTTGCATTATTGAGTGGCGCAAAGTTACGTAGCAATAACAGTTCGTATATGGAACGTACACTACGCCTTGAAGAACAAGGTAAACTTACAATTTATAGCGATCTCGACAAGAATGATTACTATAGTTTATTGAACGACAGCCGTGTGTTGTTCAACTGTGCATTACAAGACTGGGTGAGTAATACTGTCAGCGAAGCAGATGCATTAGGATGCAACGTAGTGTATCCGGCATATCGCAGTTTCCCCGAGACATTCGCTAATGATCATTCACGTATGTATGTGCCATGGTCTAAGACTGATGCATTGATCAAACTAAACAATGCTATTTTTGTTGAAAGTCAATACATGGGTAAAATAAGTGACTGGACTGACAAGACGATAGATAGAATTTGTGACATCCTTGAAGGTAAGGGTGAGCAATGGTTGCGTATGAGTACGGATTATCGTAATCATACGAGAGAAAGCAAATATTAATAGGAGAAAAATATGAGCGCACATAACGATATTAACACACATTTGGAAGCATATCTTGCTGAACATGAGAAGTTTGAGAAGGGCAATAACGCTGCCGGTACCCGCGCACGTAAGGCCCTTGGTGAACTTGCTAAGGCTGTAAAGGCACGCCGTAACGAAATCACTGCTACTAAGAACGCACGTAAGGAAGCAAAGGCTTAATAAATGCGTATCGAAGAAGATATCAAGTTAGACTTCAAGGATGTATTGATACGCCCCAAGCGTAGCACACTATCTAGTCGTAAAGAAGTCGATTTGAATCGTACTTACAAGTTCAAGCATAGCGGTTTTGAATGGACAGGTGTTCCAGTCATGGCCGCTAACATGGATGGTGTAGGTACTCTAGGAATGGCTGAAGCATTATATGAACATCGTATGTTCACATGCCTTGTTAAGTCATATACTGAAGATCAGTTTTCTGATACGATCGGCAAGATCGGTGGTAATCATCTAGCAGTAAGCACAGGTACTAATGAGAAAGACTTTCAAAGACTAAGCCGTATCATCAATAGTTATCCTGAGATTCATTTTATCTGCATAGATGTTGCCAATGGATACAGCGATCATTTCGGTGATTATGTAGAAGAAGTGCGCGAAGCATTTCCGCATTGTACAATCATTGCAGGTAACGTTGTTACCGCAGATATGACACAAGAATTGATACTACGAGGAGCAGATATTGTTAAAGTCGGAATCGGGCCAGGATCGGTATGTACAACTAGGATACAAACTGGGGTTGGCTACCCGCAACTTAGTGCGATCATTGAGTGTAGCGATGCGGCGCATGGGCTTGGGGGACATATCATTGCTGATGGCGGGTGTACTTGCCCAGGCGATGTGGCTAAAGCATTTGGCGCAGGGGCAGATTTCGTCATGCTTGGTGGTATGTTAGCCGGACATGACGAAGGTGGCGGCACCGTAGAAGATGGAAAAATTACATTCTATGGAATGAGTTCTGATACTGCTATGAACAAGCACAACGGCGGTATAGCAAGTTATCGTAGTAGCGAAGGGCGAACGGTCGTAGTCCCATATCGTGGTCCTGTTAATAACACAGTACTAGATTTACTGGGAGGTATCCGTAGCACATGTACGTATGTAGGTGCGCATACATTAAAAAATCTTAGCAAGTGTACGACTTTTGTCCGCGTAACGCAACAGTATAATGGTGTTTTTGTAAATGGCAAATCCTAGAATATTGATATCAGCAGGTTGCAGTTTCACACAAGTACCCGGCGATAACTGGCCTGTATTCTTGCGTGATGCATTAGACATGCAGGCTTTTTTTGACGGTGCAGGTAGCACAGGTAACGACATTATTTCTAAACGTGTGATCTTCAGAGTCAATCAATGCTTGACTGTGCAAAAGTACAAACCTGAAAATCTACTAGTGGGAGTGATGTGGTCGGGAGTATCTAGAAAGTCTGTATATCTGACGCATGAACCTGTAGATTATTATCAGTGGGATCCGCACAAATCAACCAACTGGTATTACAGCCAACCGTGTAGCGTAGGTGCTGAACAGAATAATTATCTGATGCATCCGGGCTGGAGTGATGAATTAAGTCAGATTTATTATAAACATTATTATGATGATATAGGTCTGTACATAAACACTATAGAAAATATTTTGCGCATTCAATGGTTCTTAAAAATGCACAATATCAAATATTTTTTCACTACATATAACTACGACAGTTTAGACGGTGATGATTATTTGAAATATAATAATCATACAGACGTAAAATATCTGCGCGATCAGATAGATTATAGTAACGTTCTACCCATAAAGAACATGTATGATTGGGGTAAAAGAGAAGGTATGAAGTTCGATGAAACACAGCATCCTACGCCTGCTATTAGTAAGATGTTTGTAGATAAGGTGATATTGCCCCATTTAAAAAGTAAGGGTTATATCAGTTAGATATAAATACATATGCTACACAACGGTAGCGAGTTGATTTACAAATTTTATCCGCGTAAGGAAGGACGATGTTAGAAAAGTTAATAGTAAGTGGTTGTAGTTTTACTGAGGGTATTCCTACTGAAGGCAGAATCGCTTGGCCAAACTATGTAGCCGAATCTTTAAACCTACCCTTATATAATTATGCCGTTAACGGTGCAGGTAATGGGTACATCAGTCGATCCGTCATTCACGGTGTAGAGACTGCTCTGAAATCATCTAATCCCCAAGAACTATTAGTAGGCGTGATGTGGTCTAGCATTCATAGGCTAGAAAATTATCACAGTGATACAGATAGATTTAAGTCTAGATTCACATTTCGTTTCATAGACAACGATGAAGGTTGTTGGGTTTCCCTGCGTCCCTGGGAAGAAGATAACTATACAATCTCTTATATCAAAAACTACTATGACCCTGTAGGTTCCTGCATATATGCATTAGAACATATAGTGAGGACTCAGTGGTATCTTAAATCTGTCAACGTAAAATACTTCATGTCTATATTTAATGAAGCAGGTTTACCTGAAGAATCTATGATGAAGCATCCAAACGTTAAACATCTTTACGATATGATAGACTGGAGTAATTTCTTACCAGTCAAAACATGTTGGGACTGGTGTTTGAATTCTGGATTCGCATGTTTGCCCGAGCATTTAAGAAATCATAGTAATCTAGAAGTTCGATACAGGGCTACTCATCCAAGTAGAGAACAGTTTAAAGGGTTCGCAGAACAAATAGTTCTACCGCATATCAATGCAAAATTTAACATATCCGTGTAAGGAAGGAGAAACTAAATGTCATACAATAAGACAAAAACAGACCCAGAACTTGGCAAACAGGTTCATGAACACCTAGTCAAAATGGGTGTTGAAACCCCAATCAAAAAGCGCAATCTAGATCGTAAAGAACAGATTGATATCATCGAAGGTAACTTTGCTGAGATCATGAGGGCTTTAGGATTAGACTTGACCGATGACAGTTTGATCGATACACCCAAGCGTGTCGCTAAAATGTATGTCAATGAGATTTTCTGGGGACTAGATTATGATTCGTTCCCTAAGTGTACTACGGTCGATAACAAGATGAAGTATAACGAGATGGTCGTTGAGCGTAATGTCAATGTACAAAGCAACTGCGAACATCACTTTGTTGTCATCGATGGTCTTGCTACAGTAGCATATGTACCTAAGGATAAAGTATTGGGACTCAGCAAGATCAACAGAATCGTTGAATACTTCAGCAAGCGTCCACAGATTCAAGAACGCCTCACAGAACAAATCTTCCACACATTACAATTCATCCTAGGCACAGAAGATGTTGCTGTAATGATTGATGCACAACATTATTGTGTGAAGAGTCGTGGTGTAGAGGATACAGGTAGTAGCACAGTCACAAGCCGTCTTGGTGGTGGATTCAAGAACGATCCTGCTGCCCGTGCTGAGTTTTTGAATATCGCAATGAAGGGCTGTAAGTGATGGGAGACTTTAACGATCAACTATTCTCTAAAGTATGTGAATTAGAGGCTAGATTAGAACTACAGCACAAGAAAGTTTGGGAAACTGAACAGAAACTTGTGACTATCGAACAGTTACTACGTCAAGCAATGGACATCATCATTGATACTAATAAGGTCGCAAATGGGATACAGGAAACCAATAGAGCCAGATAGCATTAAAATGCAATTGATTAAGGCTCATGGAGAAATCTGTAGCCCTTATAATGACGGATGGACATCTTGGCAGACTAAAAAAGAACTCTATGAGATCAAATTTCTTTTAGAGGAAATGCTCAAAAGACAACCTACATTCACTGATGAAGATGTTTGGCTTGAAGAGCAACATAAGAAACAATTTTGGAGTGAATTAAAAAGATGATATTCAATAAAATAAAAGAATTAAAAGATAAAGGGTTGAAGATAGGTATCACGTTCAGCCAATTCGATTTGTTACATGCAGGTCATGTTGCTATGCTTGCAGAAGCAAAGAATCATTGCGATTATCTAATCGCAGGTTTACAAAACAATGCGAGTTGGGACAGACCTCAAAAGAATGCTCCCATACAAAGCCTGGTAGAAAGACAGATTCAACTTAGTGCAAATAGATTCGTTGACGAAATCGTAGTTTATAATAGTGAAAAAGACCTTGAAGATATTTTGCTAACACTACCCCTTGATGTTCGTATATTAGGTGTAGAGTATATGCAAAGTGAATTTACTGGTCGTGCTATCTGCGAGAAGCGTAATATTGAATTAGTGTTTAATAGCCGCGATCATAGTTTCAGTAGCACTAACTTGCGTGAGCGTGTATGGGAAGCAGAGAATCAAAAAAGGTACTCTGATAAGCCATGAATCAGTTAGACCTACACGGTGTCAGACATAGTGAGGTCGAACCTATGGTAGAGAACTTTATATTGATGAATCAGGGCGAATTCCCATTAGAAATCATTTGCGGAAACAGCGCAAAGATGATACAATTAGTACACAGTGTTACTGACAGAATAGGCTGTGAGACACATATGTACAGATATGGAACAGTGATAGTTAGGAGATGGATATGAAGTTAACATTTGAGAATAACAAAGGTGATAAGGTTATCGTCAATTATGATGTATCTTGTATCACTGATCAAGAAGTAGAGTTGGATCCGCGTAATGCACTAGAGCCATTATGGGAAACATTGACTACTAAAATTAGCGAACAATACGAAGTAAAAAGCGTATAATCACATCGGTCTTGGCGTCATCCCGATTTATAAATTCTGCCGCCATCAAACTTGCTCATTAGTAAAGGAGACTAGAGATGGCAAAGTACTATTCAACAAAAACATACGGACACAACATAGGTTTATCGGCAGTCTTTAGACAGCCCAATGCAGGGCATAGTCATTGTCATTTATTGCATGGCTATAGTTTATCATTCAAGTTTACTTTTGGATGTGAGACATTAGATGATAAAAACTGGGCTGTAGATTTCGGGGGTCTTAAAGATTTAAAGAAATGGTTAGAAGACAGTTTTGATCATAAGGTTTGTTTAGATACAGCAGACCCGCACGTTGCAGATTTTCAACATTTAGAAGAATTGGGGTTGGCAAAACTTACATATTTTAATGGTGTGGGCGCAGAAAAATTTGCTGAACATGCTTTTAATTATGCTGATAACTTAATTCGCGAGAAATCTAACAATCGTTGTTATTGTGTGCGTGTAGAATGTGCCGAACATGGTGCAAACAGCGCAATTTACGAAGCATGAACAGTCTAGTAAAAATTTGGGCTAGAGCAACAGGGCATCTAATGGGTGAGACCGACGAGGATCGCCCTAGAGTCCCTGTACTTACTTTGCGTGAAGCCCGTATCGCATTGTTCCTAAAAACTTCATGGGTAGTGTTACATGTGATAACATGTCTATTCATCATAGCAAACGTAATGAGGCATTGGTAATTATGGATAAACAAATGTATTACACAGATGAATTCGTCAAGGGCGGGGTTCTAGAAATCGTGCGTCAGATGTATACTGCCGACTACAGACCTGACTATATTGTAGGTTTGACTAGGGGAGGATTGATTCCTGGCGTGATGCTTAGTCATTACCTAAACATTCCTTTCTATGCATTAGATCCTGCTGAGTCTAATCTATGGATGGCAGAGGACGCATTTGGCACTGTTCCATCTGAAGAGCAAGAGACATATAAGAGTCGCTGGGATGTTTCTATGCGCAAGAATATCTTGATTGTTGACGACATCAATGACACTGGCAATACATTTAAAAATATTGTTAGCGATTGGCAAGGCGGTTGCTTACCTAAAGAACAAACAGCATGGGCTAGTGTTTGGCATAAGAATGTCAGGTTTGCTGTATTGATCGAAAATCAAGCAAGCGAATTTGAGACAGACTTTGTTGGCCTGGCGATCAACAAAGCCGAGAATCCCGAATGGTGTGTGTTCCCTTGGGAAGACTGGTGGTAATTTGATAATCATACAAAAATTAGATCGTAGATTTGCCGGTGGTGCGAACTTTGGGTACTGCTTAGAGTTCGTCCACCCTCATAAAGATGGTCATGATTTTTGTACGATACGTGAATGGTGCTGGCAAGTATTTGGCCCGGGTAGAGAATTAAAATTTTTAAATCCTAAACAAAAATATACCTGGGCTTTTTTGACTGACAATCATAGAACTAGGATATACTTATATTCTGATGCTGAACTGAATTGGTACAAACTCAAGTTTCAATGATGTATATACCTAAAAAATTAAAGTATAATAGCCTATCAGAATTCAAGCAATTTTTAGAGCGTGAAACCACTGAAAAAATAGTAGTTTTTGACGGTTGGCGATTGGTCACAGAGACTACTGAATATGGCATAGTAGATGGCGTGTTGAGATACAGGGAGAAGCAAAGTGAAGGTAAAAGCACTAAGAGACGATCTAATGGTTCAGCAACAGATAAAGAACGAATGGGAACACATGGTAGGAGTGATCATGCTGAACCAAACGGGAAGAAAGCCAGTAAAGTACGTGCTTCCAAAGTTCCTAAAAAAGTTTCCAAACCCAAGAAGTCTCCTAAATAGTACACCAGAACAAGTGATCGATATCATCAAGCCTCTTGGTATGTATAATATCAGGGAAAAAAGGTTGCGTGGTATGAGCCGTGATTACTTGACTTGGGACAAAATAAATGCTAATATACTCTATGGTATTGGTAAATACGGTAGTGATAGTTATGAGATATTCTTTAAACAGAACTACAGTGTGAAACCTACAGATAAAGAATTAATAAGGTATTTAAATGAACTCAATCAAGATAAGTGAACTATTCTACAGTATTCAAGGCGAAGGTCGCTACATGGGCGTGCCTTCAGTCTTTCTAAGAACGTTCGGCTGTAACTTCACTTGCGATGGTTTCGGTATGCCCAGAGGAGAAAAAACTAATGAACGTCATGCTGTCGATGCAAAGTTATATAAATCTTATAGAGATTTACCACTGGTTAGTACCGGATGTGACAGTTATGCTAGTTGGGATCCTAGGTTCAAGCATCTTAGTCCGCGTGTCTCAGTTGATGGCATCGCTGATTCAATCAAAGATATCCTCCCCTTCAAAGAGTGGCGAGACGAACACTTAGTCATCACAGGCGGTGAGCCACTGTTAGGATGGCAGAAGATGTATCCTAAACTTCTCAGTCATCCCTTCATGAAAAATCTTAAAGAGATCACGTTTGAGACTAACGGTAGTCAGAAACTAAAGCCTGAACTTGTAGACTTTTTATATGATTGGGCTGAGGGTGATCCGTTCAGCAGTCGCAGTTATGATAGTATCACGTTTAGCGTAAGCGCAAAACTCAGTGTTAGTGGTGAAAAGCGTGAACGTGCGATCAGACCTGATGTTGTTTTACAATATCAAGAATCAGGTCATGTATATCTTAAGTTTGTTATCGCAAGTCAAGAAGATATGGACGAAGTATTAGAAGTCACAGAACTTTATCGCAGTGAAGGTTTTACAGGTAATGTGTATGTCATGCCCGTAGGCGGTGTAGAAAGTGTGTACAGTCTTAATAATAGACAAGTAGCAAACTTTGCTATGAAGAATGGTTTGAGGTACAGCGATAGACTGCAAGTACCATTGTTTAAGAACGAATGGGGAACATAACATGACAGAAGGTGTTATATCAAAAGAACAACAATTTGTGATCACTCGCAATCAGTTTGAAAAACTTAGAGAAGTGTTCGATATGTATGATGCAGTTAATCAAATTGTTTGGAAGCAATCATCACCTAGCGGTATTGGACCGTCAGTAACAATTGAGTTTGATCCTAAAGAGATGGTAAAGTTAGACATTACTGACGTAGAGAGTTGGTAATGCCATTCTATAACAGTAGAGATAGAGTAGATGATTGGGATCATTTTGATCACCATAGTATAGGTACTACCTTGCGATTCGCTTGGTTACCTAAACGTTGCTGGCTATCAGATAAAAGGTTATGGCTACAGTTCGCATATAGAAAAGTAGCCATGTGGACAGGTCCAGGCGAACCTGTGTTTGAATATCGCTGGTATCATAAAGATGAATATCTTATTGCTAAATTGAAAGGAAACGTATAATGGCAACTTGGAGTGTAAAACCCGCATGGAAGAAGTCAATCATTGAACGTAATTACCTTTATAAAGGTGACAATCGTATTATGATTGAGACTGGATGGCGTTGGGGTGAGTTCACCGTAGAGACTGAGGATGATAATCCTCCTGATATCGAAGCCGGTGTGAATATCTATGATTGTGGTTATGAATCTGAACTAGTAGAAACTACTGACGGCTGTTGGGAAGAGCATGACATGGATGAATGTGATGAAGAAACACAAGAGTGGCTAGAAGAATTTTTTGAAGAGGGCAATAGTTGGCTTGACCTCGAATGCGATCACGGTTGGGTACAAGATGAATGCGAGATGATCATCGATTGTGAGTTAGAAATTACTAAAGTGGAAGAATGAGAACCTACGATAAACGAATCGGCTTCTTAGTGAGTTATCAAACATTGATACCTCATGGTGGTATAGGTCAATTTACAAAGAGTTTTTGTGAATTGATGGACGAGCATAATATCAAAGTCGATATCATTACAGATAAAGAACCTAAAGATAATGAGTTTGTCGAGTCATTGAAAGCGAACATCATTGCCCCACTAGAACCACTGCCATACACTCTTCATAGTAATATATTCATGTATGGTGATACGTTTTGCTATGAGCGCATGGCCAACTTCCGTACTGCTATTGTAGAAGCATTGGAACACAATCTATATGATGCATTTATCTGTAATACATACGAGACTGTACAAGTCGCTAGTACTATGGGCCTCGAGGATGTTATACAAATTATTGCGTATACACACCTTGAAAGTCAAATGTTCAAAGACACAAAGAATCCATTCTTGTACAATACAAATGTGGTGATGCGTCAACAGTTACAGACTGATGGTATCTATGTAGGTACACAGAGCATGTTCAATAAGCATCAATTTGACAATGCTTGGCATTTACCTATCCCCGTCACGGAGCAAGGATTGTTAGAAGAACATCACAAACCACGTGAAGGTGTATTGTTTATTGGTCGTTGGGAAGAAGGTAAGAATCCTGAACTGTTTATCGATTTGATAGAACAAACTAAATTACCCGCTAAAGTAATGACTAGTCCTAATGGTGTTAAGAAGTTTGAAGATAGACTGGCTAAGATCGGTGCTACCTATGATGTTCGTGCTAGCATTGTAGGACAAGAGAAGGTAGACTTCATCACTGGCGCAAGGGTAGCATTCAACCCTAGCACTGTAGAGAGTTATGGCATGGCTTTTTATGAACAGATGATACAGATGCCTACAGTAGTATTAGAGAATCAACGCTGGACTCAAAACTTTGATAGCCGTCATTTTTTTACAGTCAACAAAAAGAATATGGCTAAGACTGTGTTAGATTTATATAATAATGTTCCTGATGCTAAGACTTGGTATTCTAATGATATATTAGAAGCATATCGTAATAGAGAAAAAGATGTGTTTCATAAGTGGAATGAATGCTTCAATGATTTCAAAGGCAAACAAAGCAATAACAACACTGCACAGATTTGTAATTTTAATACAGTGCAACATAGTGAGTTCATACAAAGTTTAGGTAGAAAAATAATTTGCATCGATGATGTGCGTAGTATCTTAACCAACAAGCATAAATTCAGTGTTATCTACACAGATGACAATACATACTTGACTAAAGATCCTACTTTTCAACCAGTAGAAAAATTAGAATCAACGAACTTATTTGAGGGAATATGAAAAAAATATTAATAACAGGCTGCTCAGGCTATATCGGTAGTCATCTATGCAAGATGTTAGAAGGACAATACGAGATACATGGTCTTGATATCAGAGATCCTGTCGTCCCGATAAGCAAATTTTATAATGTTGACATCAACAGATTGTTTACTATTCCCGATCAAACAGAACCATATCATGCTGTGATACATCTGGCTGCTATGGTCAACGTTAGTGAGAGTGAACGCATACCCATCATGTATTATATCACTAACATGAACGGTACTATGAACGTACTGAATAAAGTACCTACTAATAATTTCATCTTTGCTAGTACCGGTGCAGCCGCATTATGTGAGAGTGCATACGGTATCAGTAAGCGGGCGGCGGAAGATTGTGTGCGGGAATACTGCACTAATCATCATCCTAAAGATTTTAGCATGTTTAGATTCTATAATGTGATCGGTGCTAGTTATGGATTGATGCCCACTAACCCTGATGGGTTGATGCTGAACCTAATGTGGGCAGAAACTAAGGGTGAGTTTACTATATTCGGTAACGACTATGATACCCCAGACGGCACATGTGTTCGTGATTATGTTCATGTGTTAGAGATTTGCGAAGCATTGAAGACTGCTATCGAAGAACCTGCAAATAGCCTTGAGAATTTAGGGCACGGAGTAGGTACTACAGTGAACGCTATGGTAGAGATGTACAAGGAAGTCAATAACGTCAAGTTTGATGTTAAGTACGGACCTCGAAGGAAAGGTGATGCCGCAGTAAGTGTGCTAGATAATCCTAGCCGTTACATGAAGCACTTATTTGAATTGAAAGACTTATTGAAGGTTAGTGAATAAGAAGTAAACTGCTCAATACGTCATTACGATTGGCAGCATCGTCACCATCACCCGGCTTGACGATAACATTCCATTTACCTTTGGCTTCTGGATCTTTATCAGCCGGCTTCTTCATCATCTCATCGTAAGTGATGACCGACTCTGGCTTGAGACTATACTTGATAGCGATACGATCCTTGACAGCCTTTTCTGCTTCTGGGTTCTTATATTGCCATTTACCTGATTCATCCTTCTCTAATGCGTCGGCAAATAGTTCTTTAGGAACTACACGACTGTTCTTAGTCTTAACGAAATCGATTTTCTTTTCTTGACCAGTAGCCGCACCTTGGCTGAAGTTCATCTTAAAGTTATCAGGACGTGCCGCCTGTGCTACACTAGCCATCTTAGTATATGCATAGAAGTCAACATCAGGATGTTTCTTAGCAACATCGTATGCCATTTCTAGGTATTGTGGGCTAAAGAAGTCGCCGGCATCATGCCAACGAATAACAACTTTGGTACCCTTCTTGCCGTACTTTTTCTCTGCTTGGTCGATCTCTTCACTTAACTTAGCCATGAAACCGTCTGGATCATTGTACAAGAAGTTAAGCATCTTAGTTGAACCCAAACTGCTAGCCTTCCATTGAACATAACCACCCTTCATAGCATAGCAGAATGTCTTACATGCGCCTGCGCCAGGACAAGTATCAATCACTATAAATTCACCGGTGTCTTCATCAACGGCAAGTCCCTTTAGTGCAGGGAGACCAACATTGAAGAAAATGCTTGATGTGCCGTCGCTGTGTTGCATCTTTTCGTTTTGCTTGAGAATCTTTGCGGGACGCTCGGAGAAAGTCTTGCGAAGGGCATCTAGGTCATATTTCTTACCTTCGTCATTGACGATAGGTATATTGCCGCTGTGTATATATGGGCGCTGATATTTGTCCTGTTTCTCTTTATTTTTGCCGATAATTCTGTCTAGATATGCTGTAAGTTCATCTTTATCAAATTTGCGACTAGCGACTCCCGATAATTTGGCTTCTTCAACATCTTTTTCGTCCTTGCCTTCACTATCCACGAATTGGTCAAGGCTCATGACTTTGAGATTTTTACTGAAAGGGCTGACCCCTTCGGTCACTAGTTTGATAAGTTTTCTGAAATTCATGTTTATAGTCCTAAATATGTAGTATTTATCGAAATTACCTTTTTTCAAATACAGCGTAATATGTGGTAGAATAGCCCTTAGACAAGTCTCTATCAGGATAATAAATATCGATCAATTTTAGCGGAGTATTCTTGGCCATAGAATAGAAGTCATGTATGCTGACCCCTATATGTCTAGGATCGTCATATCGATTGTCTAATGCGCTAATGATGACCACTCCCTTTTCATTTAAATGGTCGCCCACGTGATTGAAAAACTCTTTGTGTATCACTAGTCCTTCGTCTACATTTCTACGCATGAAATCCCCATTATATTCACCGTCTTTGATAGCGAATCTAGCAGGGGCTTTTTTGTGCCATGGAGGATTACCCAATATCAGGTCATATTTTTCTCCTGATAATTCTGACAGTTTTCCTACGTTATGCAATGTTATCTTGTCAGTGAGTCCATTATTTTTTATAGTCTCTGCTATGTTGTCCAAAGCAGGCTGATATATGTCCATAAAACTTAACTCTGAGCAAATATTATTAGATAATAGTTCAAAGCCTATGAAGCCCGGGCCGCTGCACCATTCTAAACATTTTTGGAAAGACTTGTTAGGATAATATTTTTGGAGAGTATTTATGAACCTTACACTTCCCCACGTACCGCCCCCATTCAAGAATCCCATGAAGTCTATAGAAATCTTGCGTTGCCCATTAGTCACATAAGTGTATTTTTGATTTGGCTCATACTTCATAAGTTGGTGTTGACATTCATAATCTATTGTGTTATATTTATATCATGACTACCTTCAATATTAATATCAAACGCATTGGCTTTGCCTGCAAATGGGCAGAGATCAATAAAAAAGGCGAGATCGCTAGCACCGAGGGCCTCAACACAGGTGGCACGACTTTTGCGTGGGCAAAACGTCAAAAATCGCGGCAAGTAGTTGAAGACAAGATCATTGATGTAGCCAAACGCAACATCCTCAATACCCATGCGCTTGTCAAAAAGGTAGCAGAACTACCGCATGAACTACGTATGTTGCGTATCACAAGCGATATGTTTAGTTTCTATACAATGGATGAGTACAAAGACTTTTGGTTACGTAGAGATGTACAGGATACACTAGAACGTTGGATGGCTCCTATAGGTGAGACTGCACGTGCCAATGATGTACGACTAAGTTTTCACCCTGATCAGTTTGTTGTTCTTGCAAGTGATCGTCCTGAGGTAGTAAATAAGAGTATCGAGGAGTTCGAATATCATGCAGATATGGCCCGTTTCATGGGGTATGGTAAATCATTTCAGGACATTAAAATCAACGTCCACATCAGTGGTCGCCAAGGTCCCGAAGGCATCCGGCGGGCCTACAACAGACTCAGCCCCGAAGCAAGAAATGGACTCACAATCGAAAACGAAGAAATGTCGTGGGGTCTCGATTCGTGCCTAGAGTTGGCTGACCTTGTTCCTATCGTACTCGACATTCATCACAATTGGATTAAAACAGGAGAATACATTGAAAAAACTGATCCCCGTATTGGCATGGTTATTGATAGTTGGCGTGGCGTGCGCCCTGTCATACACTATAGTGTCAGTAGAGAAGAGCATCTACCAAGTGCCTGCACCGTCAGCCGTCCGTGCTTGACTACACTACTAGAAAGCGGCCATAACAAACAGAAACTACGCGCTCATAGTGATTACTACTGGAATGAAGCAGTAAATAATTGGGCATTGACACATCGTTCATGGGCTGATATAATGTGCGAAAGCAAGGCTAAAAATCTTGCAAGTTTTAAACTATATGAATATGCAACAAATAATCAATGATCTTAAAAAATACGACTGGCAATTTATCATTAATTTTGGTAATAGCCTAGAAGAGTTGAATGACAGACAACTCAGATTTTTAAAGGGATTCGTCTGCGAAGAATTAATTGCTATGCAAGATTCCTCATTAATTTGTGTGAGAGAGGATCACAAAGACTTTGATTGGCCAAAACATAATACTACTATTGAGTTAAAAAGCCAGTTAAGTCAAAGCATGTATAAAAAGAATGGTAAAAGCAGAAAAACATTCATTGTCAAATTTACAAATAGTAATGGCACGAATAATAAGGACATGTTAGAACCTGAATTAATTTGCGACATTACAATAGTATTACGAAACGATGGGTGTTTTCTTGTTGACAAAGAAACGGTCATTCGTAATCTGCATAAAACGGGAGATGGATTCGACTTGAAAATTAATCTCAATGACATTAAAGAAATTTCTGGTTACGTAGTTGCCAACAATAAGTACAATGTAGATTTAAACAATGCGTTACAAACTGCGGTGCGTGGCGCTATTACCAGGGCTAAGAATGTTCAATAAGATTAAAAGTATTTTTGGGTTAGGAGCGAAAAAACCAGAGCCGAGGCCGAATCCACCGAGCGAGGATTCCTCCAAACCTAAGAAAGAAAAAACTGAAAAGAAACTCAGTCCCAAAGAGCAGGCCACTAAAGATGGTGATCCTTATATCGCTATCAATAGAGTAGACATTGACCCCAACAACATCAACAACGGCGCTTTTGAATTAGATTGGAACGATAAGTTCCTTCTTAATCTAATTAAGTCAGGATATAAGAAAAGCGAGACTGATACCGACAACGAGATCGTAGATCGCTGGTTTCAAGCAGTTTGCCGTAACATCGCACTTGAGATGTATGAGCAAGAGATAGCAGACCCAGAAAAGCGCAGGAACGCAGATAATCTCAGAGTAATCAGACAACGAGATTTGGGTAACGGACGAACCGAAATCAGTTGATAACATAAAAGTATCGTGGCTAAAACCACTAAGAAAAAATATACCATTGAACATCTTGGTAAGGTTTTGTACACCGACCATTATTATGACCTGCCTGTTGAAAAGTGTATTGAATTAAAACAACAGTATTATACTAAACCCGACTACAACCTTGTAAAAGAAAATTTGAAAAGCGTAAAGCGCGGTGGTACTGCGATAGGTGATATAGCCAACTATTACTATAAAGATTTGATGGCAAAAGTAAAACTTGAAACCCCTCGCTGGAGCATAGAAGAGGTATTTGAGTCAAATGATCTGATAAAATATTTTTATAGCCGCACATTAGCCAGTGAAAAAGTGTATCCAAAAACAAATACTGATATACAAAATTTAGAGACGGCGTTAAGAATTTCTGGTGGGGGAGTTGCTATGAAACCGAGCAACTTTCCAATGCAGACTGCCGACCACATATTGAAATATTACAATGTGAATAACAAGTATTATGATTTTAGTTGTGGTTGGGGTGTAAGATTACTAAGCGCAATCAAAAATAAAGTAGAGTATTATGGGACAGATCCTAATAACTTGTTGGTTGACAGATTATTTGAAATGGCAAAGGATTATGATACAGCCAACCTAACAGATAGCAAATACGACATACGATGCCAGGGTAGTGAGGTGTATGTGCCTGAATGGGAGAACACGATTGGATTGGCTTTTAGTAGTCCTCCATATTTTAATCTTGAAGATTATAGGGTAGGTAATCAATCGTATAAACCCGGAACTACTTATCAACAATGGCTAGACAATTATCTTAAGCCCACATTGGTGAACATCAACAAATATCTAATTGCTGAAGGTAAATTGCTAGTTAACATAAAGAATTTTTCAAATTATAAATTGTACGAGGATACTTTATCCTTGGCAAAAAGTTTGGGCTATCATCATATACAGACCACTGACCTTAAGAATAAGGTACGACCTAGTGCCAAATCAAATCTGAATACAGATGAAAGCATAATGGTACTGTCCAAAAACAAAGTCGAACCCACAGGTATCATGTTGTTTAACTTTGGGTAAAGGCTGTACCTAAGTTAGTTGACATGTTCGCAAACACCTAGTATAATATACGTATATTATTCTACTAAATAGGTGTGATTGTGAAATATGCTCTGATTGATACTGCTAATACATTTTTCCGTGCCCGACATGTTGCCAGTCGCAATAGCGATACTTGGGAAAAGATCGGCATGGCTCTGCACTTGACATTATCAAGTGTCAATCAGGCTGTTCGCAAATATGGAATCGATCATGTCGTATTCTGTCTTGAGGGTCGTAGTTGGCGCAAGGATGTGTATGCACCTTATAAGGCACATCGTAAAGTTGCAGAGCAAAGCCTCACTGAGGCAGAAGCAGAAGAAAATAAGATGTTCTGGGAAACGTATGATATGTTCACTACGTTTTTGCGTGAGAAGACTAACGTAAGTGTGTTGCGACATGAACGTGCTGAGGCAGACGACCTCATCGCACGATTCGTACATCTACATCCCAACGATGAACATGTGATCATCAGTAGCGACACAGACTATATTCAATTGATCGCACCCAACGTCAAGCAGTACAACGGTGTCGCAAACCAACTAATTACTCTTGAAGGTTATTTTGATGACAAGGGTAAGCCAGTCAAAGATAAAAAGACTAAAGAACCCAAGTTGCTTGGTGATCCACAATTTGTATTGTTTGAGAAGATCATGCGCGGTGACGCGGGTGATAATGTGTTCAGTGCTTATCCTGGAGTGCGTACTAAGGGTAGCAAGAACAAAGTCGGTCTCATCGAAGCATATGCTGACCGCACTAAGCAGGGCTTTAATTGGAACAACATGATGCTACAGCGTTGGGTAGACCCCGATGGTGTCGAACATCGTGTACGTGAAGATTATGAACGTAATAGATTATTGATTGATCTGACTGCGCAGCCTGATGAAATTAAGCAGATAGTTGATGCTAGCATCACTACAGGTGTGCGCCTCAAGACGACACCGCAAGTTGGTGTTCACTTCATGAAGTTTTGTGGCAAGTATGAATTGCAAAAGATCAGCGACCAGGCTGATAGTTATGCAAAGTGGTTGAACAATCCTTATACAGGTGAGTTGGCAAATGTTTAAGGTTACTCAAACATCTATTCGAACTCTTAAATCGGGTGATCCAAAGTTTCATATTATCGATGGATTAGTTATGGCACCTAGAGCAGGGTTTGAAATTAGTGATAAATGTCCTAGGGAATATAAATCAATTTTACTAGATTGTATTGATAGAGGTTGGCTCAAACCCATAGCAAATGTCAAGGATAACGAATTGTTTTGGGAGAGCATATCAGAATGAATTTAGGATTAATCATAATCGATGATTTCTATGATGATCCTGATAGTATCAGAGATATGGCTTTGTCTTCCGAATATTACGAAGATAAAAAATCATCAGGCTATAAGTTTGGTGATGCACCTTGGCCAGGAAAAATGAGCAAGGATACGTATTCCCCTACTTGGATCGATGTGAAAATTTCTAAGATTCTAAATAAGAATATGCGCCAGTTGAGACAGATGGATAACGGTTCTTTTAGGATTAGTAAAAAAGGTACGGTATCATCAAACTTGTTACATGCGGATTCCGTTGATGCCAATTATTATGCGGGTGTGTTGTATCTTTCTAAAAACAGAGAAGACACCCCCGGTACTATCTTTTATAACCAAAAGTCAACCAACTCAGATAGAGCATTGAGCAAAGAGCATCTTAAGCATATTATTCAAAATAATGAATTTAACCAATTAGATAAATGGACTATACACACTGTATCAAACATTGTTTATAATAGATTCTTGCTATATCCTGCTAACAAATTCCATGGCATAGGCCCGGTGTTCGGAGAGCAAGATGAAGATGCTAGGATAGTACAGATTTTTAATTTCATAGAGATAACGTAAAGAGGAAATATGACAGAACTAATAGCGAAACCAATCATCAAAGACCAATATTGGGTCGTGACTGACGGTGAGAAAAAAGTAGGTAATGTGCAGGCCAATAGCGCGGGCTATGAAGTCATGATCAATGGTAGCACACTACAATTTAACAATACTAAGGATATACAAAAGAAGACTAAGATTAGTTTTCAACCTATGAAGAGTAATAGGACTAAGGTAGAGATGCCTTATCCTGAATATCCTACTACTAACAAGACATATAACAATATGTTTGATGTCAAGCGTAAGTTACATATCTTTACAAAAACGACAAAAAGCAAGTGTTATCATGTAGCAGGATGGTTTAATATAGATCAAAATGGACATAATCAGACAGTTTTTTGCCCCAAATACATCTTCATACAGCGATACCCCTATGAGGGTCCGTTTAAATCAGAAGATGAGGCCAAAACACATAAATAATTAAGATGATTCAGATAAAGAGATTCATGGATAAAGTCTCTCATTTGGACAGCAAAAGGTCTAAGGATCTTGTTTTACCCATGTCAGAGGCTAGAGTATTGAGGGATGAGATAGCGAAGTTACTTGCTGATCTACATGAACTTAATAATGAGGATAAAAAAACTGAGGAAGTTATCAAAGTAGAGATTACAGGTGGAAAATTTAAATGAGCAGAACACAACCAAAAATAATACTTGAGCATGTTGACAAAACAACGTACAAGTGCGACCAGATAGTAGAGGCTTCTGGTATTTGGGCTGTGTTTTATGAGGGACAACCGATCAATCTCAAGAGTCAGCATTACCTAGCGAACGAAGCGGCTCCTAAGTATAAAAAGACTAGTTTCAGTAATCCAGGACATGCTAGAAACTTGTGTCGTAAGTTAAACAATCAATTCAAAACTGATAAGTTTACAGTGGTGTTCATGAACCAGGGTAGACAAGTTTACCCAGATGAAGAATAAAGAACTTATCACACAAGCACTGATAGAAATACTAGAGATAGACTTATCTCAACCTAAAAACTCAATCAACGATTTGTTATTTAAATGGTGGGCTACAGGACGCAGTGGTTCTGGCCTGCGCCTTACTGAAGACGGTATGGATGCCTTCTCACTCGCTGAGATAGAGCATTATGATTTTCCTTTGTTTGTGGGTGACAAGCATAAAGGTCTGAAAAAAGAAGACCTAAAGAGGTTCACGCTGAAACTAGGCAAAAAAATAAAATGTCCTTGGTATATAGGATTAAAAAATCAGCAGGCTAAAACAGCATATATACGCATATATGATAGTAAAATTGCCATGATGATCACATTATATGGCAGTTTCTTAGAATATCTTGAATCAGCAAAGACATGAAAAAACCTATAGTATTAGTAGAACACGAAGGTGTAAAACGTTTAAGTCTCACCAACGATCTTAGTTCACATTTAAGCACACACGCATACCTATATTTGCAAGAGCATGGATGGTTCCATGATCATCCTTGCGATGAAGAAGGTGTGACCCCGTGGATGACATTTCCAGCAATCGCATTCTTAAAAGATGTATTGTCAAAAGAAAGTAAAGTATTCGAATATGGTTGTGGATACAGCACACTATTCTTTAACAATTACGTGAGAGAAACAGTTAGTGTCGAGCATGATATCACCTGGGTAGATCATGTCAAAGAAAAGGCACCTAATGCAGTGATACATGTAGTAGATCAAAATGCAAAAGTACACGATGATGCATTGGAAGTCGTAAACAACTTCATTACAAACTTTCCGCAGATACGTAGTGATGACAGGGATCACGATGTCAGGCATGGATTGATTAACAACGAATTCGCTGGCTACGCCAGCACTTTATATAATTATCCACAAGGATATTTTGATGTGATCGTGTTAGACGGTATGGCTAGAGCATTAAGCGGTGTGTTAGCCGTCGAACGAGCAAGAGACGATACGTTGATCATATTGGACAACAGTGATCGCTGGCAGTATAACACTTTGCAACAGTACTTGATAGATAAAGGGTATAAGCGAATAGATTTCTGGGGTCCAGGTTGGAATAATTATAATGCTTGGTGCACCAGCGTATTTTGCAAGAACTTTAGTTTTAAAAATAACAGGTCGTTGAGACCTGAAACAGAAGGACCTATATTCACATGAGCGAAGATAATAAAACAAAAAACCCAATCGCAGAATTACTAGCACGTAAGAAAGCGATACAAGCGAATAATAAAGGACAGTTCAATCCTAATAACGGAAAAAAGGGTAAGGTAAGTAAGGGTTTTGGCGGCCCTGCAGTTACCCGAAAAACGGGCAGAGGGTCTTGACCTTTTACATGTAATCTGTTAACATAGTCATATCTGTTGTAACTATGGATATCGATTATGCGCAAGGTTGCTTATGTTGTTAGCAGTATCATTCTTACTGCATGCGGTGGCGGTGGAAGTAATCCTGCCCCGACTACTAATAATGCCCCGGTCACTCAGGCCGCAGTAGTATCCAAAGACTACTTTCAAGAAGTAGCAGGTGCTTTCCCCGATCCTACATTGACGTACTGGTTTTTTGATCCTGCACACGCTAGCGCGCCGCTTGATCTTTCGGGTAAAAATTATCCCGCTAAGGTGGCAGGTAGCATAGCAGTCGATCTCAACAATGACGGTAAACTTGAATTTCTCATGACCTTTCACAAGGGCAAAGGTTCTGATCTATTATGGCGTAGTTATGTAGCAGAGCCCTGCAAAAGTTTGACAGTTATCTATGAATTGAATAGTGAAGGCAAGTTTGTTGACGCTAGCGAAAAGTATATCGAGGGAACCAGAGATAGCCAATCGTGTTCTGGATTCATTTATTCTATACTTGATATCAACGGTGACGGATTAAAAGATATCTTTTACTCTACTAATCAGTCTGATGGTAGGAGCAACGATGCTGGTTCGTTAGTCACAGGTTATGTAGTGGCTTACGTAAGTCAACCTAACAAAAAGTATAAGATGCACAGGACTGGTGAAGGTAAGTACTATGGTAGCATAGGTCACGGTGTTGACTATTATGGAAAACAATTCGTCACCGCTGCCGGCTTCCCCAGCGATCTAGGAGTCTATAGACAGAATCACAAATATATGTGGAATGGAGTGAGTTTACATACTGTACACGATGGTATACTTCCCGGCATCAGTCCTGTGACTTTTAATTTCTATTCTACTGATAACAAATCATCGAACAGGATGGTACAGCAAACATTCTTTCGAGGACATTATGGTGTAGAAGGTTACTATATGGAGAATGGTTCATGGTTCCCTACTAATCATGTGAACCCTGAGATGAAATTAATAGCGTCTGGTCAATCTATAATCAATTACGCCGGAGATAGAAAACCAGTTGATGTCTATGAGTATAAAGGTAAGCATGTACTTGCCGGTACTATGGGCGGAGTTGAAAATCTTTGCACGGTTAGAATGGGTAATAGTGAGCCCTTCTCTGTAGGTGTCACATACATGCCCACATTAAAAACGTTATATGCTTCCGGTACGGAATTAAAGTTTGAAAATCTTAATTTTGATGTCGAACTAACTGCATACACGATCAAAGGTAAGGAACTTATTAGAACTGCTCTAAACATACCCGGGGAAACTAATCTCACTGGTGGCAGACTGCAATGCATCGATGTCAACAAAGATGGTTATGATGATCTTGTCATGAGTGTGGGTCCAGGAAAGACTAATGAGATCAGTCGTATCTATATCAACCAGAAAGACTCTACTTTCAAAAAGTTAGATATCGGCGATCTGTCTAAGTTTGTATTGCATGATGTTGATAAGCATATGTCCGAAATGGCAGACTTTGATGGTGACGGCATCATGGATATCATTGTGTATCCGGACAACGTGTTGAATAACAAGTCGTTAAAAGGTGCTATCAAGTTTTACAAGGGTGTGAAAACCGTACAGTAAAATCCCGCTCTTGTAAGTCGTTGATTTATATAGGTTTTTTGTAGCAAAAAAACAACAAAAAAGGCTTGACATTTGGGCTAATTGGGTTCATAATATATACATACTGAACGAACGGAGATAGAGATGACAACAGCAATTTACAGTGGTTTGACCGAGCAAGAAAAACGCCAAGTTCGCATGTTTGGTTGCACTGAGACCCAGATGCGTGAAGCGGTCGAGGACAGTCTCACGTTTCGTTTCAGTGGCCCTGCTATGATGGCAATGAGCATCCTCAGCGATGCGCAGGAAATGATCAACACCGAATACGGTGAAGTTGATAGTATGCGAGCCGAAGACGGCCGTCAGGCGATCAATCGTGCTAAGTGGATCATCAGCACTTACCTCATGAACTAATATAATGGCTGCTATTAGTTTCAATATATTCAAGTCCTCATGTGAGGAGCGTGGCTACACTGAACGTGTATACGAGGAGCAAAATAATTGCGTACTCTATACCAACAACGGTGTCAAATGTGAAATCAAGAAGAAGCATTATACCTTTGGTTGGTTAGCACGATCAGAAGATATTGCCGAAATGCGAAAGCGTATGCTGGAGCAGGGATTTTCTGAAAAGGCACGAAAGGATAATGAGAAATGTATCACTATCAATTTTGACGGTGATATCCTTGAAAATTTTTGGATACTTGTTAGTATCATCGAATCTATTGAAACAATCGTAAGAAAGGTTCGTGGACAGGCAATCAAGCCTATACCACGTGAGGTTAGTGAGCGTAACATCTTTGAAAAGATTGCCAAACGTTTTAGATTTTTGATTGACAACGAAGATGGATTTGGTCTAGAGAATGCGAGGTCATTACTTGAGAGTGATAGCATTGACCATCTTATCACTATCGGCGAGAGTGTAAACCGTACTAAGGAAAATACTTATCGTGAGCATATCGTTCCTTGTATCATGATTTATAATCAAGCGGTAACGATGACTATGGAAAAATGTCCTGTTACTGAGATTGCCCAAATGATTAAAAACAATTTGGCTATTGTCTTGATTACTAACGAAGAGGCTGTTAAACTTGATAATGAATTGGACATGCAGACAAGTATGCCCGAAGGATGGAAGTTTGGTGATGACATTTTTGCTAGATTGAAAGTTGCTAGTATTGAACTTAAATAAAGGAGACACAAAATGGCTAATAAAAATCTTACTCTGACTCAGGTTAGCGATGTTCTTAGTACTCTTGGTTACATGATCGCACTAGAAAACGAAAACCTTAGTAGCGAGGATCTTTACACAATGACCGGTGACCTCGAGGCTAGCATTGCCGCATTGTTGACTATTGCCGGAAAAAAGGAAAAGGAACATGCGTAAGGGTGAGAACATTACTGTCCGTAGCGAAGGGGGCAAGGGAGTGAATTGCCCCATAGTTGACATGGAAACCAACAAGATTTGGGTGCGTTTTCCGACCAATCAGGTACTGGAAATGACCCTAGATGAGAAACGGAAACTCTACGTAGGTAGACTGGCCAGACTGGAATTTACCGTGAACCCTAAGGAAGCGTAAGTTGTTGTTTTTAAACAACAAAATATCCTAAAAATAATGGCATAAAAGGCTTGACTTTGGGTCAGTTTGGGCATATAATAGAATCTTAGACAGTAAAGAAAAGGACTCACAAATGGCTACATTGACATACGATATCTCTTACGAAATGTTCAGTACCGAAGGTAACTTGGCAGTTCACGGTATTGCGATTACTGCTAAAACTTTGAAACTGACTTGGGACCAAACCGAGAGTGCTTTGCGGGCATTGGCCGATTCTGACTACCCCAAGTTTGGTGAAGCAATGGATACCGCTGTACGGGAAGCAGTATATGAAGTAGTTTTCTGTGGTGCTGAAGTAGGCTAAAAGGTTGACAATAAATCGGTTTGGGTATATAATAGAATCTTAAACAGTTAATTAAAGGACTCACGAAATGGCTACACGTTCTACAATCTCTCTTGAATTTGCAGATGGTACTATTGGTCAAGTGTATTGTCACTGGGACGGTTACTTGTCTCACAACGGTAAGATCCTGTTTGAGAATTATTCAAATCCCTTCATCTTGCGTGACCTGATTGACTTAGGTGATGTCTCAAGTTTGCGTCCTACAATCGGAACCAAGCATCCCTTTAGCGTGTTGGACTTACCCTCTGACAGCCCAATGAGCAAGGATGGTAAGTTTGAGGAATTGTACGGCAACATGACTACCTTCTATGGTCGTGACCGTAGCGAACACAATGTCTATGCACGTTACTTCAAGGACTTTGCAGATTTCAAGGCTAATGGTCAAGCCGAGGAATATGATTACATACTGCGTACTGATGGTAATTGGTATGTGTCCGATCATGGTGATGACTACATTTTGTTGACTGAGGCTTTTGCTAAAGAAGCAGAAGAAGAAAATGCCTAAAGTTAAAAAGGTTGAGGCAATGTATCCTACTATGCTTGTGTTGTCGGCGGCATGTGCCGCGCAACGTGTCAATGGTATGTATGTCAAGGTGGCATACGAGATTGGTAATACACAGGATACCAAAGGGGATCCTCGCAAGTCTAATCGTCAGTTGGTCATGGAATTCATTGCCGATCCTAGCACTATCACTAAAGAAGACAACGACATGGCTGCTAGCCTCAAAGCCTGGTATCAAGGTAAGACGTTCAAGATTCTTGGCGGTGGTTATATGAGTGAGTTCGACCGCAATGCTATGAAGTTGGTCGAGAAAGAAGAGATAGTTGGTAACTATGAAATAGCAGTAGCCAGCAGTCTCCCTGCGTCATATCTTAAAGGCGTGCAACGTGACTTAGGTGAGAATCGTGCTAAGTTTGCACAAGGCGGATATCTAGGTAAAGTGTTGGATCGTGTCACAGCCAACATCGAGGTCTTGAAGTGCATCTATAGTCAGAAGTGGGGCGTGTACTTTGTGACTGCTATCACCGATAAGGATCAATCGATCTTTTTCAGTTACAAGCAGGATCTAAACTATGGTAGTAAGTTATCTATCAAGGGTACAGTGAAACGTCAGGACAATAACCAAACACAATTGAATAGGGTGCAGGTCATATGAGATTTTTTATAGGCGTGATTGTGGGTATCATCATCGGTGAAATTGGGATGTATCGTATCGCTGAGTCTTTACAAAAGTTCGTAGATACTGTAAAATCTTTTGTATAAAGGAATATCATGGAATTGCAATTAGCAAACAAGGTACAACATCATATCGCTGATTTGTTGTGGAAAGCCAAGAATACTAGTGAAGTAAAAGAAATCATAGGCACATATGGTAAAGATGCGGTAGTAGTTTACAACATGATGTTAGCCGCATATTATGATAATGTGGATTCGGTAGATTTAGTGCAACCTATCTTAGAGAGGATTAAAAATGGGACTTGATGCATACGCATATGTCGCTAGCAAGGCAGGCGAGGATTGGAACAACCATCAAGAGATCAGTTACTGGCGCAAGCATCCCAACTTGCAAGGCTGGATGGAAAAACTCTTTGCTGAGAAGGGTGGAGTGTGCGACACATTCAACGGTGTTGAAGTAGAACTGACATGGGACGATGTTCATAAACTTGAGCAAGATATCAAGTCAGGTCAAGTGTCCAAACTAGGTACAACTGGATTCTTTTTCGGTAATCCTAGCGATGAACACTATCGTGATCATGACCTAGAATTTTGCGTTAACGCAAAAGCAGAACTGTTTTTGGGTCGTAAAGTATTTTACAATTCTAGTTGGTAAGTGTATAATAGTATCATGCGTAAATTAAATCTCACACCTATAACTTTCACTGTTTTAATTTTGCTAATTATAGCACTTTTAATATTTGCCCCACTGGTAACGATTTGGTCACTAAACACATTGTTCAATCTAGGTATCGATTATACTTTTTGGACATGGTTGGCTATGGCTTGGTTAACTATGGTGACGTTTGGTAGTGTGACCAACGCAATTAATAAGAAAGATTAATATGGCTAAATTATATCGCATCATGCCCACAGATAAGAAATCTATCTATGCCGTGTATGATGTTTACAAAACTGATAGTGAGGGTAACACCCGAGGTTTCGTAGTACGTGAACTATATCGTTGGGGACAGGGATTCCGCGAACTTGACGAACCTGTTTATCTTGAAGATAACTGGATTATCTGTGATCCAGGTATAGGTTGGGGATCAGAGTTAGACGACTTGATTAGCCTTGATTTTGAATTTGATGATGACTTTACCGAAGAAGAAAAAGAAGAAATTGGAAAGTTATGGTGTAACGGAGATCCGGATGATGAATTTGAAAGATCGGGAGCAGCCTGGCTTTATGATTTTAGTGATTGGGTGGTAGAGGAAGACTATATTGAGATTGCGGGTCCGTTCAAGGTTGATATTGTTGACGGGGACGAGTATAATGAAGTCATTGAAGAAGATATCAAATTAGAACCCCGGCCCAAACTAGACCCAAATAGTGCATGGCCCTTTAAGTGAGAAATACATGAGCGCATACTGGATTCACAAACTAAACGAGAGCGATAGCCGTCTACACAAGGAAGACGTACTCAAGCAGGCATATGAGATGGCTGTGCTTGGTAACGAGAGTAGCATTCGATTCTTGCGTTATGTGCAAAGTGCTTATAATCCTTATGACAATTTCCACTTGCGCCAGGTGCCAGAGACTGAAGGTCTGATCAATCAGGAAAATCCTTGGGAAGAATTCACAGACTTGCTATTGAAATTGCGCAACCGTGATATCACAGGCAATAGTGCCCGTGATGCCGTAGATATGATGAGCAAGCGTTTCGATACTGACGAATGGAATAACTTCTGCCGTAATGTGATTCGCAAGGATTTGCGTTGCGGTATCAGCGATAAGACTTTCAACAAGGTTGTCAAGAAGTCAGAGTACGAGATTCCTATCTTTGGTTGTCAGTTGGC